GTAGGACAAGCAGCAGTCAGAGCCTCGTACTCTTCCTTAGTGATCTCCTCATAGGGTGCTTGGCGATAAGAATGATCAGACTTGGGCAGGAATGAGATACCAGAGACACTATCAAAGTTCTCGTATACCCAAGCGCCTACGCTCATCCACTCGTTCTCTTCGACACTGACAGTGATACTAGGCTTGTGCTCGCACCAAGCATCCTGATACGCCTTCCACAACTCTAGATGATCAATGGCCGTTAGAGCCTTCTTACGAGTCGTAGGAGCCTTCTGTGGGAAAGAGAATACCATAATCTCAGAATTGGTTACATCCGCCTCACAGGGCACTCCAGAGGCTTCTAAGAAGCGTGTGAGAGGATCCTTGACATCTCCACGGACACGCCTAATGTAATAAGGAGCGTGACGAGGATGAATACCACTAGCGGAATCAACCAATTGTGATACAGTACCACTAGGCTTAACGCAAGTAATCGCTGTTGACTGTGGAATCTTAAGTGCCTTAGCGAAGTCCTTATTTGTTTTAATAGCAACTTCTCGCATCTCCTTGAGGTTGGGGACGATCTGCATGGTACCATTACCTGTCATCCACTTGGAGTCGAAGATACCTGTGAGCGACACGCCGAGCAGACGCTCTTCTTCTGTGTTCTGCTTCCACACTTTACGCAAATACTTAAAATCTGTGAGAGTAGCCTGCATCGTACCAAGAATTGTAGCGAGCCGAACCTTACGCTTAAGGTCATCAAGATTATCTGATGCACGAACCACAACCTCAGTAAGATTACAAAACTGGTGCGGACGTAGAATAATCTCAGAGCATGGATTAGTGCCAAACGCATACTCTGTGTCGCGCCTCCCATTCTTAGCGGCCTGCTTGATTGCAGCCTCACGATTAAAGATACCACGCTCTCCACTCTTCGACTGGTAGAGGCTTAGCCATTCTTCCATGAACGCATCCATACCCGGCTTCTCAGAGTAGGCCACGCTGTTGTTAGCAAGAGAGCGCTGAACATTGTCCTCCCACCACTGACCCGACTTTGCATTACGCATCCGTCCGTCAGACAAATTACTAAGCGAAATGAGGGCTGAGCGCCGTACCCCACCAACCACGACCACTTCAGCAATCTTACATACAAGATCATGACACTCCAAACTAGTCAACTTGCGTCCAGCAGCATTCTCAAACAAGCGAGTGGTAAAAAGAAACAAGTCTTCCAACGGGGCGGGTCCACTAGCACGACCACCAAACGTCTTAAGACGAGCACCAGACGGACGTACCTGAGAGTAATCAATGCTAGGCTTCTGACCAGCATACAACATAGCAATCAACTCTCGTAGTGCTCGTGCCCAACCAGCCTTAGAATCAGCAACAATAATGATAGTTGTACTATCCTCAAAGTGCTCATTTACTACGGGCAACTGATTAACCTCGTCGCGCTCAACACTAAACCCTACTCCTACGCCGTTCATGAGGATATAAAGGATCTCATCGAAGCATCGTGGATGATTGACTGGAGTGTAAGAACAATTATACCCAGCCACATTCTCACGAGTCAGGGCTGGGCCAGCAGTCATTAGTGCTCGCATACTGGGCATCACTTCTAGGCCAATGATAGCGTCAAGCAACTCTGCTTTCAACTCTGCTGTCATCTTATAATTATTATTAACACGGAGATGCTGATCCATGAACTCTACATAACGACTGACCGTTTCGGGCCAGTACTCTCTACGATTCTCAGCGTCTAGCCAGCGAGCATAACGACTCGTTGCAATGAACGTCTGATAATCAGTTGGCAAACTCATCATATTTAACCTTTCTATAAATTCTTCTATACTATTACTAGTAGGGCTGGAGAGAATCGAACTCTCACACCCAAGGGTAACGGATTTTAAGTCCGGCGCGTCTACCAATTCCGCCACAGCCCCCCGATTAGACAGCCTTGCTGCCAATCTTCATGTTACGCGACCCGTAGGAAACCATCTCAGGCTTACCACGTTGAATAAACCAGTAACCATTACACCAATTAGGGTATGTTGTAGTGCCCTGCAAGTACTCTGTCTGAGCAATGTTAAAGAAGCCGCCCAACTCGCCTACAACGTACTCGCCACTAGCGTCCCAGCCCATAGCACAATGATGCGTGTGTGCCGTTAGAACGTGACACTTCTTAACGACTGCAATGGCTAGCGGATTATTAAGAGGATTCTTAGAGTACGATGTAGGATGCGCAATAAAATACTTTTGACCATTACTGTTCAAGTATACGTGGTCAAGGTTAGTGATCTTAAGACGCGACTCGTACATGGGAATATCATCAAAGACTTCGCGCATCGCTGTGACAAAATCCTTACGGAACTCTACGCTCTTAACGTACCGATAATCATGATTGCCCTTAACGAGAACGATCTGCTTAAAATTCTTAGCAAGGGTACTCATGATGCTACGAGCCTCTTCGATTTCTTTCTCAATGCCAGCACTCTTCTGTTTAGGATAGTATTGACTAAGCGAGTCACCATTAAGAAAGTCTCCTGCGATGAGGAGGTTAGACAAGCCACGCGAAGCAGCGTCGTCTAGGAACTTATTAACTAGTTTAGCGTCGTACAGGGGCACATGCCAATCAGCAGTAACAGCCCAGTCTCCTCTAAGCATAAGCGGCTTATCTAAGCCATATTCGAACCTACTATAATCATTGGTATCTACGCGACTCATAAAACATCCCCATTCATTATCATTGTAAGGACATACAAACTATCATTAAGTCTACGAATAGTTTGACGCTTACTTACTTCTTGTAACTTTGCTTGTTCTTGAATAGGATTACCACTAATGAATACGCCAACTAGGGCTGTATAAAGATTAGGATAATTATGCTTTAACTTCTTTAACCCATTATCAAGATCAATTTTATACGTAATAACATCAGCATGACTGCTGCCTAATAGTGCTGTATAGTTGCGTAGCATAGTTTCCACTTGCTGCGTACTATAGCGATCCATCCACAACATCCTCGTACGACACGCTCTGGTGGTGCCTCAAGCGTTTGATATAACGAACCCAATCCTTCATCCTGTTATACACGGCTTGTGTTACAAAACGAGGATCAGCATCAGGAGGACACTTCCATACTGCGATCATGCCCTCCTGATACAAATCATCATACTCAGCCGCGTTCCTAAACTTCCAAGCAGCCGTAGAAATTACTTTCTCGTACTCCCTGACCCTGATCTGGTCAGGACTTTCCATTAAAACCAGAGGTCGTCAGACCCAGCAGGTGCCGCTCCCGTGTCAGCAGTCGCATTAGGAGGCGATGCGCTAGTTGTGTTAGAGAAGTTGAGGAAGGTAATTGCAGAAAGATTATAATACGTCTGCTGCTCACCATTCTTATTCTGACCCGGAGACTGACTAAACTTGCCGTCAGCAACAATAAAATCACCCTTCTTAACGGCTACGTGGGCATTCTCAGGCCACACAGTGATGCTAATCATCTTATGATTGGCGAGGCTACGAATAGCCACATCACGAACGTCCTTACCACCAGCCTGCCGCTGACGCGGATCAAACTGTACGATGCCAGCAACGGTAATATACTCATCCATTATTAATTTCCTTTGTATACGAATTCCAGAATTTTAAGAAAGTCTTGTATGGTACAACTACAAAACGTCTACCAGAGTGACTTTCCCTAAGGAAGAGGCTCCATTCACTACCCCGAGCATTATGATCGGCTTGTTCAAGGTCAGCATTCTTTAGGGAAAGTCGCTTCTGATATTTACACTCGGGAGCGAATCGCTCCGGCAAATCAATTACGTCAGGAACGTCGAAGCCTCTAGGTCCGGTGCGTGTACCCCCTAGATCCCTAGCGACTTCTCGTTCCCATTCCTTCCACTGCTTACTACGTTTAGGAGGCAGACTCATCATCATCCTCCTGCTCGTCGCCCGGATCCTGATCGGTAAGGAACTCTACCTCATCAAGCGGCTCGTCCCAAGACTTATACGTATCGGGCAGTAGTTCGCGCAACTCTGTAGCAGCATCATTAGCCGCAAACACGACAAGCGCCTCACCATTATCAGTCATAATATAATACGGAGCATCATTAACTGAACGCATAGTAAGGAACTCTAGTACACCGCTGATACGATCACTGATAGCGTCGGGATCACCCTGACACTCGGAAAGCATACGCTCCATAGCCGTCTTAACTGGCTCTTCAATAACTTCACTCATATTTCACCTCCTTTAGAATACTTCGGTGACGGGAAGCAACTTAATGCCACCATCGGTTTGGTCCTTGATTTCAAGATGCGTCACACCACCGGCCTGTTTGCGGCGAGACTTAAAGTGGACTAGGCGGAACCGACCCGGCGCTTCTGCGCGAGCCTCCAAACCACAATCCACTGCTGCGCCAATGTCGCTGGAACCTCTTGTGCGCACGTAACTTGAATTCGCATCACCCTTATTGGTATGATGCAGGACAATTATAGCAGCCCCAGTCTCTTTTGTCAAGACATTAATCGAATCGTTAAAGAGCGCTGCCATAGCACCCGCATTATTCTCATCCTGCGTATGCAGGCGGGTAAGAGAATCTAGAACGATTAGACTGGGCTGATAAGCGATTGCATCGTCTAGGAAGCGGTCGAAGCGCCTGTCTAGACGGATGCCTTGTCGGTGTAGGTAGCGGAGATTATCAAAACTCTTGGCTCCCAACTGCTTGAGGCGATGATAAACAACGTCGTGAGGGTTCTCCTCGTCTACGTAGAGTACCTTGCCGTGATGATTAAGATCCCAATTGATCCATTTCTTATCACCATTAGCGATAGCAACAGCGAGGCTTAGAGTGATCCAAGACTTGCCAACGTTAGGCTCACCAACGAGTAGGGTAGTATCTCCCTTAGCGATCATACCATCTACGAGCCACTGATACTCTGGCGGAGGGAGTGTAAGGTCTAGGCTATTATAATTAAACGCTCCAGCCTTACAGTCTTTGACTAGACTAATGAACGTCTCCTTAGTGTAGGACTCAAAGAATTCTACAATGTCCTTAACGTCTTCGGGGAGGATCATGCGCTTAGCCTTAGACCCTAGCATTCCACGAATACTACCCCACGCCTTCTCAATCTTAGCAGCAGTATTATAATCTGGATCATTATCAAGTACTACATACACAATCTCATACTTGTTTAGGATGTCAGCGTCTTCCTGCTTCAGGGCGTACGCGCCGGGGATGCCATAAACCGTTTTGATTCCTTCCTGCCAGAGCCGCATTGTGTCCGTCTCTCCTTCGACAAGGAAACAATAATTAGACTCTTCTAGGGGGCCGTGGAACATGCCTAGCCGAACTCCCTTATCACTAGTAAACATACGCTTACCGGGACCAATGTACCTCTTCTTTTCTCCGTGAGGGAAGGGGAAAACTACCCACTCATAATCATCATCGGAGCGTACACCAAACGATTCTAGTGTCTCTACTTCGATGCCCTTACCATTCTTAAACCAGTCTTTCTGAGTCTCTGTAAGCATTAGTATCCTTAGTTATTTACGCGGACAAAACCAATGACATCACTAACGTTGCGTGTCATGTGTGCAACCATCCCGCCGTCGGACGGGTTAGTACCAGAGGTGTTACCCTCAATAGTCGTGAACTTAGTAGCCTTCATTGGTGCCACCTCAACGATACCAATGTGATCAGCGATACCATCATCGTCCCAATCGAAGAGGACTACATCACCAGACTTAGCCTGATTAGCAGGCACAAGTGCAAGGTAGTTACGATTATACTTAGCGTCCTCTAGGACGTAGGGGCAGTAAGCGTAACGCTCATGCTGCTTCCAAGCCTTGCTCTTAGCGCCAACGAAACAATACGTTACGAACATGGCGCACCAAGGACCAGTGATACCATACCAGTTAGAGAACATAACCTTGTTAGACTTGGGCGGCTGCTCACTAACGCCAATGAACTGCTGTGCAATATCAATAGCAGTAGCACCAACGTACTTCTTACTGCGAGACTTTGCTCGCTGCTTCATCATAAGCGGCTGCTTCTTAATACCCGTCAGGTAAGCATGCAACTGATCATCATAATTAGAATTAATATTCTTCTCCTGATAACCCAGATCCCACTTAGCAGCACGAGTAGCACGAGCACTAGCCTCACCATAGATGCTATCAATCTTACCAGTGTAATACCCAGTAGTCTTCAGCAACTTCTGTGCTGCGGATACCTCTGGACGCTTCATGTTCGGACTAGTCAACTTTAGTGTAATCATACCATACTCCTTTGTGTTTTAATTTGTTCTTGCTCATAAATATAGATGAGCCGATCAACGTACCATTTGGCTTTAAGTAGATCCTCCATGCCATTCTTGTGACGATACCTAGCAATATATTTTAGCACATTACCTTGGTGATAGTCAAGCCCTAAGCCTTCAATGGCTGTGATGACTTCCATATCGCCTTGTGTGTAGTGCTTCGGACTATTTACTGGATCATCAATCGCCACTATACTCCTCCTTATCTGCCCAAGTTGTATAACTAATCTCACAATCAGTTTCGACTCTGACAAACTCTTCAACCACGCTGTTACCCATAAGGCGCGGCACAGCCGTCACTACATCACTAATCTCATTCTTGTCAGCATCAATGATGATCTCATCATGCACGATATTTACTATATGACTAGCATATTTCGTGCATAGAAAGTTATCTACTTTAACCACCGCGTCGCGCATAAGATCAGCAGCACTGCCTTGAATGAGTGCGTTAAGAGCCTTGTGCTCTTCTTCTACGTGCAGCCTACGATTATACAGATTATTAATATAACCACGATCTTGGATAGCCGTAGCGATCTTAGCGTTGAGTAGTTTAATACCCGGCCTTGTCTCATGATACGCTTTCAGGAGACGCTTAGCCTCAGGATAATCAACACCTAACTGTCGCATGATAGTCGGGGTGCCACCACCGTAGATGATACTAAAGTTTAGGGTCTTGCCGACTTGTCGCTGCTCGTCTGTGACGTTCGACGTAGCGTATAAGCCTTGCGCAGTGACGAGATGCGGATCCGATCCATTGTTGATTTCGGATGCCAGTGATTGATCACCAATCCCTCTCGCCAAGTAGTATGCGAGGAGCCTGACTTCGATTGCTTTGTAGTCGAAGAACAGGAACGCGTCGAACTTGGGAACAAAGGCTTGTTTAACATCTTTCTGACTCCTTGGAATATTTTGTACGTTCACGCTTCCACTGCTCCACTGCTCATACGACCAGTGCGAGTACCATGCTGACGAAAGTTAGGATGAAGGACACCATCCCTAGCCTCTTCGTACAAGCCGTCAAAGTAAGTAGACTTGATCTTGTTGGCCTCGCGCAACTCTACGATCATTAGCGCCAGTTCGTCGTCCACCGCTGAAAGCGTAGCCTTGTCTGTCGCATCGACTCGTACTCCACGCTGTGCAAAGGCTTCGATGATCTGCTTAGGGGACTGTGGGTTGAACTCTTCCCCAGCAATTGTCCCAATCCGATGCTTAAGTTTGTAAATCCGATCACCATACTCCCGTCGTTGTGTTAGAACATACTCTTTATCAATAGCCATACCCCTTGCCTCTACACCTAGCAGACTGATTGTCAGTTGTTTCTCCAACTCGTACAAGTCTTTAATGCTGTCAGGAAGTAGCGGACATAAGGCTTCGTAGAGTTGTAGCGTGAACTCAGCGTCTTTAATGGCGTATGGAGCCAGTATCTCGTGGGGGATAGGATAATAACCATCTTCCTTCTTTACTTTTAATTCGCGGCGTACTTTACGCAACGCCTCATCCTCGTCTGTTTCCTCTCCAAGGACTTCTCGTGCTAGAAACTTGAGGCCCGTGGAGCGCTGCTCGTCAATCAGATGCGCAATGGCTTGAGTGTCCTCAAACTTATCTTTGAACACGCTGAGTGGGATACCTAGGCGACACAACTTCTGGATATCAAACTTGGCATTGTGCATGATGATCTTATCACAATCGATAAGCATTGTGGATACGGTTTCTACCGCCTCATCCCAATCTTTGCCATGTTCGCAAAGACGCTTATCATAAACATGGCTCCAGTCTCGTGTCGCTACGCTAATCATGAAAGCCTCGTCGTGCCAGCCTACGCCAGTTGTTTCAGTATCAATAGCCAGAAGACCCGAATCCATTATCGCCTCTCGTTCCACTCCAGATCATATCATCACCGCGCAGCAAATTCAACTGCATAAGTGGTTGCATCATAAACTGTGCAATCTTATCGCCACGCTCAACAAGGTACGTTTTCTTACCCATGTTACCAAGGACAATCTTAATCTCACCACTATACTCGGCATCAATGATACCGGGCGCATTGAGTACAAAGATACCATGCTTAGAGGCTAGACCACTACGACTCATGATAAGACCTACATGCCCTGTGGGGACGCGGATAGCCAACTCGGTACGGATAGTAGCAAACCCGTTGGGGTTGATAGTCTCCTCACTACTAGCCCTAAGATCGTAACAAGCATCAGCAGCGTGAGCCTTACTAGGGCTATGAGCATACTTAGTTAGGTGCTTATAGTGTACTAGCACTAGTCCATCCTATAATCTGGAGGATTACAAGTACACTCTTTGCCCCGCTTAAGACTAGCGTAGCGAGCACAATAATCACAAAGACACTCCGGATCATAAGCCTTGCGCCAGTAAAGATCAAACTCTACATTATCCTCAAGAATGTCCTCAAACGTCTCAGGAGGATCATCGAACTTAGCCGCATAATCCTGATTAAGAATGCTACTCATAAGGTCAGAGTAAAGCATATCAACAGGCTCATCCTCGCCAAGAAGACGCTTGTAAGAACTCTCCATTTTATGGAGACGATCCTCAATGTCATCTAGATAACTACGAACACTATCAACATTATCACGCACAATAGCCATATTAGTAATCAAACGATCCCGATCATTCATCATCACACAAGCCCCCTTGCCGCCATAACAGCACGCATATTCTCAACAGAAAGATCCTCAATACCAAGACACAACACAATGTTCTCTCGCGACGGCTGCTCATTAGGATCCAGCCCCAACTCGCGTACCGTATACTCCATGACCAACTTCTTCAACGCGACATCATCATTCATAGCGTCACGCTGGTGCTGAACAAATGTACGCTCATCCTCACTCCACAAGTAGAGAGCAATGCCAAACTGGTGACAAGCCTTCTTAAGCGCCTCAGCCTGCGCAGTCTTAACAGACGTATCAGGATCAAAGTTAAAACCCGCACCACTACCATCACGACTAGTAACAACATCATCATGATTAATGCTCAGAGTACCATTCACAATAGCAATATACTGTGGCTTACCCTTAGCGGTAGGAGGACCATCACGGAACTCCCAAGAGTTAACAGCCCAATCCCACGTACTACCAAGAACATCGTTGAGACGATTAATATAACCATCAATCGCAACATAATCCTGATTAGACTGATTCTTCTTCACAAGAGAGTGGTGAAACCTCTCAGTCAACTCGTCAGAAAACTTACTCGCCATGCTTCTCCTTAATAGTAATCATAATATGATCCAGTGCTTGCTGACCATAAGGCGTGATGAGGTACTTACCATAAGTCTTCTCAACCCAACCCATCTGCAAGTACCACGCAAGATCACCACCCGTAACCTCAATGGTAATCTTCTCACCAAAGAATCTAGTTTTAACTTTCTGCAAGAACTTCATCGGGCAATCCCTTGTCTTCGACAATTTTAGCATACCCATCCTCAACACTCAATGTACCTTTCTTCCACTCTGCAACGACCTTGTATGTGTCATTGCTACACCCACAAGGATCGTCGGCAAACGATTGCCAAGGACAAAACATGCTAGTATAGTGAGGCTTATACACTAGTTGCCAATACTTATACTTCTTTTTCCAAACGTACTCGCCACTAAACGCGCTAGGCAGCGTACCATCATGGATGTACTCGTTAATGTAACGCTCAATACGAGCCATACGAGCCTCAATCTCATCCTTACTGCGCGGCTCAATCTCATAGAAGATTGGTTCTGACCAATGCCTCTTATAATCAGGACTACTAGGCAGGTAGAGGATACCAACGCGCATGTTAGGGATTGTGGGTCCAAAATGATAGTATGCGCTGACTTGAAGGACGTGATCAGGTTTAGGACCATCCATGAAGGATAGACTAGTGCCACTGACAGTTTTATAATCGACTAGCCACGTTTCACCAGCAGGATTAGTAAGGTAAGCGTCAGCAGTGCCCGTCCAAGGATACATGCGCTCTCCCAAAAAGATTGGTTGCTCACTTACATAATTCCACTCTGAAGCGTCGTGCATAATGCCGTGAACATGCTCATGCACCGCAGTGCCCTGCAATAGTGGAAACGTATTCATCCAAGGCTTATCGACCAGTGGTTGCCCATGCACCCAACTGATACAAGTGTGTCTAGGGTTCTGCAAATCTGTAGAGAAATGCAAATACTTGTCTACGCGAGGCGTATTAATACTAGTCTTGATTGTATCAATCAGACTCTTCAAGAAAATCCTCCCACTCACTAACCAACCGACTACTACCATCCTCAACCTGTACCATAATCTCGCCACCAACAGTCACAGTAGCATACATAGTGGCAATACGCTGACCATTATAGAATAGTGCCGACTCATTATCATGAGTATCACCCTTGCTAACAAACTTAAACACGCTGCTTCTCCTTGAGTTTACGCTCAGCACGAAGAGCCTTAGCCTTCATCTTCTTAGCGCCACGATCCTCACGAACCTGCTTATTAGCAACCAACTTATTCTTCTTAATACTAGACGAAACAGCCATTACTCTTCTTCCTTAGGTGTAAAACACAACACAGTAGCATCAAACTTAACCTTATCACTAGCCGTCTTAGCCCGACGATAAGTATGAACCTTATAACCACGCTCATAAAGCATCTCAGTAGCAAGACCCAAACTAGGACTACGCCCAACCATATCACCATCCACGGTAACAGACCAAGCACCCTTCTTATACACAATACTAGCCTCAGCCAGTTTCTTCTCACCTATCATAAACACCAGCCTCCCAATCAACAGGAGGATAATCCAAATCATCCGAATCAATAGAAACAAAATACTCCATCAGCATCTCATACCTATCCTCATAAGCACTAGCCTCATGCAGAGACTCGTACGTCCAAAAAGGAACATCATCACTAGTACTCACTCAGTGCCTCCATAACTAGACTCAAAATCATTAAGGGCTGACAAATACATCTCACGTACTGTATTAAGAACATCATAAACTATAAGAATCTCATCATCCTTATAAGAATACTTATCAGTAATATATTTTTCATAAAGTACATCATAAACCTCTATAAGTACCATATGGTCTAGCATTTGTAGTCCTTTCTATTCTTTATAAGCATTATATCACACAAAACACTAAAAGTCAAGGCATCGTTACAATGCTGATACATAAGCAATGCTTATACAAGCCAATTTATCCCAAATACGAGTGAAGGGAATCGAACCCTCAAGCCTCGCGGCGGCAGATTTTGAGTCTGCTGTGTCTACCAGTTCCACCACACTCGCAAAAAGTATTATACCACAGGCTGATACAACAGTCAAATCACAATATTGTAACAACGATTCTAAGCATAAAAATAGCCTCACCCGTGGGGTAACCCTCCCTAAACCCTCAAAACCCCTTAGAACGCCCCCTAGACCCCTTAAAACGCATCCTAAACATTAAAAGACCCCCACAATAATACCCAAGGTTCCTACCCTCCCAAAAAATAAAAAACGCAGCAAAAAAACAAACTACCCCCACACTTGACAAGAAACAAAAAGCAAGCGCCCGAAGGCGCTCACTTGTCACCGAAGAAAGATACGAAACACACGCAACACAAAATACACTACAATCATGATAAAGCCCACGATCATAGTGTCACTCATGCAGCACTCCGACGATACGCGCACCACACACTAGCCTGAGCATCACGAGGAGAAATACCAAACACATCCGCGATCTGCCAACACGCCGTCGTCACTTCCTCACGAATACGAGGCGACACATCCGAACCATAACCAGCAGCCTGAGACATAATACTATCCACAGTCACAGCATCCTCATCACCACAAAGAGCATCATAAAACACAGACACCTTAGGACCAGTAATAATATTACTATAATACCGACTAGTCATAATACGAATAGCCTTCGTCTCATTCGCACGAAGCACACCATACGTACCAAAACCCTTACCAGCATTATGATCACCAATAATACCAACAGTAGCCGCAACATTAGCAGACCACCGAGCACGAGGACTAGTCACAGCCATAACAGCAGCAACACGCTTCGGACGAACATCATGCTGCTTAGCAATACGCTTACACAGATCCCAAGCAAGCGGATACCACGACGTACCATCATTAACAGCACGATCAACACCATAAGCATTCATATGCTTATAAAACTTATTAGCAACAGTAATCATAATTAAACCTCGCAAATTTCGACATTACCATGAAGATCAGAACCTGAAATTTCAGGCTCACTATCCCAATACGCTGGATCATAAAAACGCGACCGCGCATCATCTTCATTCTCTGCTTCTACAAGCACAGAATACCAAACAACTTCATCCCAAAACACTTCGTATCGTGGCATTACGCCTCCTTAAACCTCGTAGACTTCGCATTCGGCATCATAAGAATTCCAATCCAAATAATAATGATCCAGACCATTAGATTCAACATCATCCATAGCCTGCTCCTCAGCATCATCCTTACTACGCGCATTAACACGCACAGTAAACGACACAGGAAGCGTAACCGACACATCATACTCACGCCTAAGCAAACCCTCAGGCATAGCATCATGATGCTCAAGAATATCAATAACAACATCACGCTCAATACTCATATTATTAAGCAAACGATCAATAGCATTATCAACATCACCACTAGAAACACAAGTATCTTCAATAACATTAAACAAGACACTAGCAAGAACCTCAGTAACACGATCATTCCAGCGCTTATCAGACTCAACCTTAGCCTCAAGGCGAGCAACCTGCTCCTTAAGCATAGGATACGTTACAATATCAGACACTACACACACTCCTCAAAAAGAACATCATCAGTATAAAGCCACCAAGCATCACGAAACGCAAGTTCTGTCACAAAATCAACATTATCAGAACAACACGAACAACGCCAAGCCTCATCCATATCCTCCCAATAAGCATCATCATACAAAGGATAATCACGCTCATCAGCAAAACGCTCATAATCCTCAGCACTAAGTACATTATAACTAGTCCTATCAAACATTACCACTCCAAATAATCGTCATCATAAGAATCAATATCATCATAATAATCATCAACCTCATTATAATAATCAACACCATAATTACCAAACATACGCATCTCAACCAGATACTCCTGACCACAATCACAACACGGCCTATCCTCACACGAACAAGCCAACGGCACACTAAACATCAACAAACTCCTTAACCTTATCATCCAACCAATCACTAGCATCAAAATACGACTCAAAAACCTGCGAAAAACGAACACCCGACATCTCAAAAACAGCCGTATGATACGCCTTACGCCACACATGAAAAGGCTCAATAAAAGCCATATAACCCTTATCAGACATAATCAAAACCCCCAAGTAAGAATACGCTCATCCAATTCCTTAAGCGCAGCACAACAACCATCATTAATATCAATAACCCAATCAGGCACAGACACACTATCACCCGTAGGATCCTCATACAAATCAAAATAACAATCAAGACCATTATGAAGCACAAAAATAGCATTATTAATACTAGTCAAAGCCGCAACAGCCTCCCCACGCTCAATTAGATACTGCATCAAACTCCTCCACACTAGCAACATTAAGAACCATATCAGCAGCACGCTGAGCAGCATTAACAGCCGTCACCAACAGACCCGGATCATCTTTACAACGCTTAGCCCACTGACGAATATAATCAGCAGACTCCTCACGCTCAATAGGAACACCAGCATTCACACACACCATAGCCGCACCAAACTCAGCAACCAACTCTTCCTTAGCATAACGCTCAGAACCAAACGACTCAACCTTAAAACGATTCTGACGAGACTCATGACCAGTAGAATGAATAACCTCATGAAACAACGTATGATAATAATTAAACATACCCATAAACTGAGACTTCTCAGGCATCTGAATCAAATCACCAGAAGGAGAGTAAAAAGCACGATCACCACCATGACCCAACACAACACCAGTATACTCAAACCAATCAGCACCAACTCCAGCAGCAACTCCAAACGGATCATCAGGAACAACCTCCTCAACAACCACAGGAACATACTCCTCAACACCATCAATCTGAGCAGCATTAAACACACGATAATACTTCATCAAATAAAACGACTTAACCTTATCAGACTCCTCATCCTTCTTAGACACACGCTTATTATACACAACAAGCGTAGACTTCTCACCCTCACGCACCTGACCACCAAGAGACTCAGCATTCTTATACGTAAAGAAACGAGGATCACTCCAACCACGATCAGCCATAACACACGACAAATACAAACTATTAAAACCATTATACGCCGAATCATAATAACCATTACGCGGAGCAAACGGATCATTACGACCACGAACAATCCAAGGCTTAGTCCACGGAGCCTCACCCGACTCCATCAAACCAATAAGAGACTCAGCAACCTGACCATACATAGCATTACGATCAATCCCCATAACAAAACACCCACCAATACCTACACATCATCAAAACCCCTTTCAAACAAAACATAAACAATAATAAACACAAAAATAACACACACAACAAGAAACAAACACTCAAACAAAACCATACTCCCGCACCCTCACTAACGCCACCCGGCCCAGCCTCGAAAAAAAAAACAACCGAGCAGTTTAACGTCATACTCAGGACGACAAACAACTAGTCAATCACCTTCTCATCCTTCTCATCCATCGCAACCACCCAATCATGCGCACGCCAAGCCTCCAACTCCTCACGAGTAGCATAATCAACCTCGTAAGCCTCATCAGCCGCATGACACCTCAACCACTCAACACCCATCTTCTCACGCTCAATCAACTCCCACGACTGAAGATTAGGCTTCTTATCACGCTCCAACCGAGCCAAATCCTCCTCAGTCGCCTGACGAACCACCACAGGCTTCGTCTTCTTCGCAACATCCAACACGCGACCCTGTACCTCCACATCACCAATCACATGCGTACCCGGAACCACCAACCCCGCAGGCCGAACAGAAGCCCACGACGAATTAGGCTCACGACCCTCCGCATACCACCAAACATTCAACCAAGCCACATCAAACAAATCATAACCATACGCAGCCACACCATTAAACAACTCTGGAATCTCAGCAATCCGATACGGCTTCGCCTCCTCCACAACCCACACATCATAATCCGCCTTCTCCATACCATTATACTTGAAAGTCAGATGGATACGAATATTGGCAGACAACCACCACTTGCGATCAGACATCATAAACTCCTATACTAGTTGGAATGTACCGTTTATGGGCGGTACCACCCCTCAAATTGTATCAAACAAACGACATAAGCGCAGAAACCTCATCCTCTGCACTATCACGCGAATCAAACTCACCAACAAAACTCCAAAGATAATCAAACTCATCACACACAAACCAAACCTCAAACACACCCGGCACTTGCTCTAGAATGTGAAACATCACCAACACCTTTCAATAATGTAGACGGCTACAAGCATAGCCAAAACGGGTAGAATCACAATGTACAACACTGCATCCACGATTACAACCTCTCCTCAATTGTTACGGATACGAAACCGCTCTCTTCTCCCGCCAACTTTGCGAACCACACACCCAACTCGGCCTTGTTACCAGTGAACACGGTTTCATTCACCCAAACACCATCAGACTTGATACCAGTATGATTTACGTAGTACTCCACGCCTGCAAAGTCTCCGTTATCTTCGAAGCCTACCTCCCAGTTTACATCGTAACGAGCACTCATTGCGTTGCTATTCATCACTGACTCCTTCATCTTCATCAACCACCAATATATCCTCTTCACCCCCGAACAGAGTATCGTGAAGCCCCCCCGACAAGAACAACGCAGCATTTACTACCTCCGACTTTTCTGACCGCTTCGCACTAATCAACTCATGCAACCGCTCTGCCGCTTTCAGCATCCCGTTATCCAAGCACATCTCCCACTCAATCAGCAACTCGCCCTCTTCTTCAGCCAACACGAACCACTTCTGCTTCAACAGCCTGATTATGAACAGTTCATGCTTGTTCAACACCAACTTATCCACACGCCAGTCGTAGTACATGATTACCTCCCAAGGTTTAGTAGAATTGTGAGCAGTTTACAGTCCTACTCAGGACCACCATCATTCTACTTCTTCTCGTCCAACGTGGACTGACACCCGTTCAGCAGGCTCTCCAACGCCCAACCCAAGTCCGTCTGCGCCTCCATCTCCAAGTCCCACATCTGACACACCACGCCACGGCTCATCTCCGCCGTCGTCGTCAGGTACAGGTTCTCCGGGTCGTGGTAACGCATCACCACCTCGTGCATCGCCTCCGCCTTGTTGAGCATCTCCATGCTCACCTTCAGGTGCATCCAGCACTTCTCCACGTTGTCCACCATCTTCTGATCGAACATCATGACCTCCTAGGTCTAGTAGATTGAAACCCACAAAGCACACGCAAGTGTGCTACATATCCTGATCCAGCCAGTATCCCCCAGAAGCCCGCCACTCAGCCTCCTGCCGATCCCAATCAGCCTCCTCCCCCACTTTACCAAGACCAATCATAAACCCCAACACGTACTGAAAGACACACTCAGCAGCATCATCCGAAGCAACCAAACGCAGCGTCTCCTCACGCATCGCCTCCAGAATGATCTGCTGCGCCCCAGCCTTCCCAACACCATCACCAATCGCGGCCTGCGCCACACCAGTAGCGAAACCCAACGCACACGCCGTATCCGGCGACTCATTGATCAGGCTCTTGCTGTTCATAGCGGAACTCCTCAGGACACAGAGAGACGGTGTTGTTTCTCTGTACTACAACCCACACAATGCACACGCAGTGTGCTACTCGTAAGGACACACAAACACAGTTGATATCACATACTTGATTGTGTATGTTGGCACAATAAAAGAGTGTGGCTGATAGGGTATGGGCTGATTGTTACTCGTTTGTTAGGTGTATACTATGAGGGTATTATACTACGACGCGTACTTGTGTACGTATCGTTGTCATACTGTAGGCTTGTAGGATAGGTGGGGTGGCTACTAGTACCGAAAATAGTTGACAATCGAAAATAGAGGAGCAAACCCCCGTTCTCCCCTACCTGACTAGTATAAATTAAAGGTGAGATATTTTTGGCACTGTGTGGTTTGTGTGGGTTTTGTTATGGTTTGTTAAGTTTGTGTTGTGTTTTTGTGTTTGGTGTCACTTTTTCTTGTTTGGTTTCGTTATAGTATATGTAAGTCTTTTTTGTTCTTTGTGTTATTATTGTTTTTGTGGTTCTTTATAGTCTTATGGGGGTGGTTTGTGGCTAAGGCTTTTGGTGGTTTGGGTGTTACTGCTGGTTTGGCGGCGGATCGTACGGCTATGACTGGTATGGTTGCTGGTCAAGACTTTTTTGAGACTGATACTAAGTTGTTGTGGTATTATGATGGTGCTGCGTGGCAGCGTATTCATCCTGCTGGTAGTGTTGTGCAGACTGTTTGGGTGCGTAGCGATACTCCAGTTTCGTATGGCAGCGGCGGGGTGATAACCCAACTTAATTTGGCGATTACTCCGAGGTACGCAAATTCGAAGTTGTTGTGTCAATGGGTAATTAGTGGCGAGGCCGCTTCGTATAACGCTGGCTTTCGGGTTGCTAAGAATCTCGCTATTGCTACCAACCCTGCTGGGTTTAATAGTGTTCGTGGCGGTTTATCAAACTCGTATATGTCTATGTTTAGTTTTGAAACGGATTACGCAAGTACGCCAGATACAACGTCGCTTTTTTATATGGATGACGCAAATACGACAACGGTTACAAGGACATACTCTCCTGTTTACCATACCGAGGCGGGAGGAAATTTTATCCTTAATAGGGCCATTAGTGATTCTGGCGCTGCTTATGAGTATGTTGTTTCTACTGGTGTGTGTCATGAGATTATGGTTTAAGGAGTTCTGATGTTTGGTAGTAATGTGCAGCCTAAGCGCCGCATTAAAAATGTTAAGAAGGAGCCTTGGTATTGTCACACTTGTGACTTAGAGCATCCTCATTATTATTCTAAGTGTCCTAAGTGTGCGGGGCATCGTCCACATTAAGGAGTGGCGTAGTGCCTAATTATAATTTTAAGGATGGTGCGCCTAGTGATAAGGCGGCCCTTAACGAGATTTTTTTGAAGTATCCTGAGAAGATTGGTTGGTTCTTATCTAAGGGGTATGCGCCACACTTGTGGCAGATGCTTTTTCATACTAATTCTAATGAAGATAATTTGACGCGTTTTAGGCATCTGGTCGCTGGTCGTCGTGGCGGTAAGACGCTTTCTGCTGCGTGGGAAGTGTTATTCTATGCGTTGTATCCGGAACAATTCCATTTGGATGCGCATGGTCGTAATGATAAGAGTCCCTTGTGGATTTGGGCTACTAGTAAAGATTATAAAGTCTTGCGTCCCGCTCTTTTAACTTTGCGTAAGGTTATTACGAGTGCTGGTTTAGAGATCGGTAAAGATGTAAAAGAGAACCGTGGCGCTATGACTTTTGAATTTCCTAATGGTAGCCTTATTGAGTTTAAATCTTCGGATGATCCTCAATCTCTTCGTGGTGCGGGTTTGGACATTCTTTGGATGGATGAGGCTGCGTTTATTAGAAGCGAAGAGCCTTGGCAGGTCATGCGGCCTGCTTTGTCTGATAAGCAAGGGCTTCTTATTACTACGACCACGCCGGATGGTAAGAACTGGTTCTATGACGAGTTCTGGTCTAATGATTCTCTTAAGGATCCTATGCAAGGCCGCGTAGAGTATCGTAGCCTAGACAATCCTTACTTTCCTAAACGAGAGTGGGAGTACACTAAGCAGCGTTACCACCCCTTATTATTCGCACAAGAGTACATGGCTGCGTTTGATAGTATGGCTGGCCGGGATCTTGCTGGTGATTGGCTCCAATACTACACTAACGAGGATTTTCCTCGCAAAGAAGACGGCACATTAGAGAAAATGAGTACGTATATTGGTGTTGACCCTGCTGTTAGCATGAGTGGACGCGGCGATAGGTTCGTAATTACTGTAGTTGGCGTGTCAAAACGCAACCAAGTCTTCTTATTAGACCAGTATGCGGCTAAAATCCCGTTTGCAGACCAGTTAGAGAAGATTCAAGAGTATCATCTTCGGTATAATCCTGATATTATTGGTATTGAGTCGAATGCTTATCAGGCTGCGCTTGTGCAGCAGGCTGAGAGGCTGCCTAGTATGCCTCCTGTGGTGCCTATTTTTGCTAAGGGTAAGAAGTTTGAGCGTATTATGGCTATGTCTCCTCTTTTTCGTATTGGTAAGGTGCGTATTCGGGCTGAGCATCGTGATTTTATTGATGAGTGGATTAATTATGATGCTAGTGTGTCTAATCCTAGGGATGACTGTTTGGATAGTATGGAGATTGCGTTGCGTTGTGCTGGTGCTTTGTTGGGTGAGTCGTTTTTTTCGACTGATTCTGATTCTACGTCTTCTCTTCCTTCGTGGGTGTTGAATGATCGTCCTACGGAGTTGAAGAGTGAGGATAAATTTGTTGACGAGTTTATGGGGAGTATGTGGTAATGGCTTATATTAAGAATAGTAGTTCGCATAATATGGATTGTGTTACTGGTGAGCGTATTGATCGTGATGTTTTTGTTGTTGAGGTGCCTTTTCGTAATAAGGGTAAGAATTTGGGCGCTTCGCGGTTAAAGTTGTTGAAGGAGGAGACTATTGTTTGGCTTGCGGAAGAGGCAGGATACGTTGTTACTAAGCGTGATGGTGGAGATTCTGGAGACGCAGCGGTCGTGGACGGAGCGGATGTTATCGTTGGAGGAGGAGAGGATTCGGTTGGAGCGGCTTCGGCTGGAGGGCGCAAGCCCGTTAAGCGGGGTTCCAACGGGTCATCTAAGGATAAGTGAGGATGAGCAGGATCTTGATTGGGCTTTGCAGAATAAGTTGATCAGTCCTAGCGAGTATAAGGGTTTGTTGGATCAGTCTGGTCTTGTTCCTACTGATATTGTTTTTGACTAATTGGGGGTGGTAGTGTTGGATTCGCAGACATATTCTAGTGAGGGTGCGCCTGCGGGTTATGCTCCTGCTAATAAGTTGGTTAAGAAGGTTGATGAGTTGCGTCGGCAGCGTGATTTGTTGGAGCGTCAGTGGAAGTTGAATTTGGCGTTTTATAAGGGTAAGCAGTATGTGTTTTATAATCGTAAGTCGCGTCGTATTGAGGCGCTTCCTACGGATGAGGGTGATAAGCCTCGTTATCGTGTGCGTTTGGTGTCTAATCAGATTGCGCCTAATACTAATAGTTTGTTGTCTCGGCTTGTTAAGTCGAAGCCACAGTTTTTTGCGACTCCGGGTCAGGCTTCTTTTGAGGCTCAGAAGGCTACGGAGGTTGCGGAGAATCTTCTTGAGTTTTGGTGGGATTCGTTCCATTTGACTGAGAAGCGTGAAGAGGCGATGATGTGGAGTATTATTTGTGGTAATGGTTTTTGGAAGATTAGTTGGGATGATAAGTCTGGGCCGGGTATGAAGGTTATGATGGATCCTAATGGTCAGCCGATTGTTGAGCCTCTTGTGCAGCATTTTTTTGAGAAGAATCTTGAGGCTGAGGGTATTGATGCTAGTATGTTTGAGCGTCGTGTGTATCAGGGTGATATTCGTGTTGATGTGATGAGTCCGTTTGATGTGTTGTTGGATGATTCTGCTCAGGTGTTTGAGGATTGTCAGTACGCGTTTTGTGTGCATCCGATGAGTCCTGAAGAGGTTGAGAAGCGTTATGGGGTTAAACTTAAGGCTAATGCTGTTAATAAGTATCCTGATGAGGCTTTGCCGGGTGTGTTTGGGTCTATGGAGTCTAAGTCGGATGAGAATGTGCGTGAGGTTATTTACGGGTATTTTTTGCCGGGTTCTAAGTATCCTGATGGGCGTTTTGTTGTGTTTACGCGTTCGCCTGATATTGTGTTGTATGATGCTCCGTGGCCTTTTCCGTTTGAGGAGTTGCCGTTGGTGAAGTTTCCGGGTATGCGTATTCCGGGGCAGTTGTGGGATTCGTCTGTTGTTGAGCAGGCTATTCCGCTTCAGAAAGAGTTGAATCGTACGTTGTCGCAGATGATTGAGTATAAGAATCTTACGTTGAAGCCGCAGATGTTGGCTCCGGTGGGTTCGCTTCGTCAGCGTATTACGGATGAGCCGGGTGCTATTTTCGAGTATAATCCGGTGGCTGGTAAGGTTCCTGAGGCTATTCCTATTCCTAGTCTTCCTTCTTATGTGTTTGAGCATTTGCAGGATCTTGGTGTGCGGTTGAAGGATACGTTTGGTTTGAATGAGATTATGGAGGGTAGTGTGCCGCCTAATGTTGAGGCTGGTATTGCTATTGATCTTCTTCAGGAGGCTGCTACGGATCGTCTTGCGCCTCAGATTATGCTTATGGAGAAGGGGTTGGAGCGTGCTGGTAATCAGATGCTTCAGTTGGCTCAGTCTTATTATCGTGAGCCGCGTATGCTTATTATTAATGGTTCTGGTTCTAAGCCTAAGGTTGAGCGGTTTGAGGATGCTGATCTTATTCAGGGTGTTCAGATTCGTGTTGAGGCTGGTTCTGGTCTTCCGCGTACTCGTGCGGGTCGGCAGGCTCGTGTGATGCAGTTGTTGACGATGGGTATTTTGTCGCCTACTAAGGCGTATAAGTATCTTGATATGGCTGATTTTAAGAGTCTTCAGATGCAGTTTGAGGCGGATGAGGAGCAGGCTATGCGTGAGCATGATAAGTTGCTTGATGGTGTTGCGGTTAATATGAATGCGGCTAATAAGGCTGCTAGTGATATTATGATGGCTATGCAGAATCCTCAGGTTGATCCTGAGACGGGTCAGGTTGCTTCGTTGTCTCCCGAGTTGTTGAAGGAGAGTATTGAGGCTGGTTTGAAGCCTTTGCCGTTTGAGAATTCGCCTGTTCATATTGAGACTCATGCTATGTTTATGAAGAGTGCAGAGTTTGATACGCTTCCTATGAGTGTTCAGGCTCGTTTTTATCGGCATTTTGAGTTGACGCAGGAGAAGATTAAGTTGGAGAATGTGCCGTCGTCGGATGCTCCGAAGGTTACTATGCAGTTGCGTGGTGCTGTTGGGCCGACTACTGGTTCTAAGATTCTTAATCAGGCTGGTGTGCAGAATGTTACTCCGCAGGAGTTGTTGGAGCCTGCGCTTGATACGGTTGTTATTGATAATAAGGATAAGCCTAATGCGCCTGAGACTCAGTTTGAGGGTATGCAGGAGTATCAGCAGGGTGTGATTAATAAGTTGGTTGGTAATCAGGCTTTGGAGGCTCAGAAGGTGGAGCAGAAGTATATGGAGAAGGCGGCTAATATTGAGTAGGATTGAGTGGAGTGATCAGGATAAGGCTGATGCGTATGTTCAGTGGGTTTTGAATGATCATAATGTGCGTAAGACGAGTCGTGAGACTGGTGTTCCGCATGGTACTCTGCGGTATTGGATTAAGGATTGGGAGGCTGAGGGTGCGCCGTCGAATGGTGGGGCACAGTTGGTTGAGCAGTCTGCTGAGAGTTTTGTTCATCATGCGAGTCGTGTGCGTGAGCAGGCTATTATTAAATTAGAAGAATTAATTCCGTTGGCTGAGGTTAAGCAGTTGAGTGCTATTGCGACTGTTGTTGGCATTATGGATGATAAGATTCGTTTAGCGTCTGGTTTGGCGACTAAGCGGACTGAGACTGTTCATACGCTTCCTTCGCGTGATGATATGAAGGAACTTATGAGTGGTTTTGTTGATGGTCTTGTGGTTGCGGCTGAGGCTCGTACTGCGGAGATTATTGATAGTGAGGTCGTTGTTGAAGAGCAACCCAAATACGTGGGACTCTTAGAAAACAAGGGGTAATTGATGAGTGAGATTGATATTGGTGGCGCTGAGGAAGCGTTATCTTTGGAACTTCCTGATTCTTTGAATGAGGAGGCTCTGATTGATTCGGGTGAGGCTATTGTTGAGGACAATCCTACTGATGTGGAATCCTTTACTGGTTTTAATCCGAATGATCTTCCTGAGGATATGCAAACGGTGTATAAGTCTATGCAGGCTGATTACACTCGCAAGACTCAGGAACTTGCCGAGTTGCGTACTAAGTTTGGTGCGTTTGGCGAGGTTGAGGTTGATCCGGAAGAGGCAGTACGGATGGTACGTTTTGTTCAGCAGTTAGATTCGGACCCGGCTTTTGCAAAAGAGTTTGTGAGTCATGTTTCTAATCAGTTGGGCATTGCGGATCATAACCAGATCCCTGTAATGGCTGAACCTATTGTTTCGGAGGATTATGGGACGCTTCCAGATGCGGTTGTCCGCGAGTTAGAAGAGATGCGTGAGTTTCGTCATCAGATGACGGAGCAGCAGGAACTTCAGGCTTTGGAAGCAGAGTTAACGGTGCAGGAGCAGACTATTCGTACGTCGAATCCGAATTTTACGGATGATGATATGGATGCTGTTTATACTCTTGCACATGCTACTAATGGGGACTTGTTTGCTGCGGCTGACCAGTATCATGCTATTCAGCAGCGATTATTGGGTAATTATTTGCAGTCTAAGCAGGTTCCTCATGGTGCGACTCCGGCTCCCGGTGGTCCGGCTAGTGTTCCGTCTAAGGATTTTGGTTCTAATCTGGATGCGGCGCATAAGGCGGCTATGGAAGCGCTCCGTAATATCTCCTAGGTTTATCTACTAATAGGAGGTGTGAGAATGGCTAGTACTGATGGTGCTACTCTCTCTACGCTCTCTAATATTCTCAAGGAGTATTACCTTGGGCCTGTTGCAGAGCAGTTGAATAATGAAGTTCTTCTCTTGTCGCGTCTTGAGTCGCGGTCGGAGGATTTGGTTGGTAAGTACGCGTATGTGCCGTTGCATAAGACGCGTTCTGGTGGTATTGGTGCGCGTGGCGAGTCTGCTGCGTTGCCGGTTGCTGGTAAGCAGGGCTATGACAAGGCTAAGTATGATCTGAAGTACCTGTATGGTGCTGTTCAGGTTACTGGTCCGTCGGTTGCTAAGACGAAGAGTGATGCTGGCTCGTTCTTGCAGGTTTTGAAGGCCGAGTTGGATGGTCTTCGTAATGATCTGCGGCGCGATATGGCTCGTCAGGTCTATGGTGATGGTACTGCTCGTATCGCTAAGTGTGGTGTGACGAGTGCGGCTAATGTCGTGGTTCTTGCGGCTGATGCTGCTTCGGGTACTGATGTGTTTGCTGGTAAGGAAGCGATTCGTAAGGGTCACTTGTATGTTGGTATGCTGATTGATATTGGTACGGCTGCTGATGTTAATACGATTGCTGCTGGTCGCGAGATTACGGCTGTTGATTATGACAATGGCACGATCACGATTAGTGGTGCTGCCGTTACTACGGGTGCTACGCACTTTATCTTCCGCGCTGGTGCGGGTGCCGATGGTGGCGTTTCTGCTACTGGTTCGCGTTCCAACGAGGTTGATGGTTTGTCGCGTATTGTTTCTGTCGCTACGTCAAGTAATTATCTTGGCGAGTTGGATGGTTCCACGGAGAAGTGGTGGGACAACCAGCGCATGGCGATTGCTGACACGACGAATTATCGTTTGTCGAAGGAAGACTTGCAGAAGGCGATCAATCTTGTTCGCTTGCAGGGCGCTTCGCCGACGGCTATGGTTACGTCGCTTGGTGTGCAGCGCGAGTTCTACATGCTGCTTGAAGATGATGTCCGTTATGTTGAGCCTGATTCGGGTCTTAACTTGGGCGCTGGCTTCAAGACGCTATCGTATAATGGTATGCCTCTGATCGCTGATATTGATGCACCGTATGGTCGTATCTATGTCATTGATGAGTCCACTATGAAGGTGTTCTCTGATCAGGATTGGCATTTCCTTGATATGGATGGTAGTACGCTTCGTCAGGTGCAGGGTTATGATGTCTTTGAGGCAGTTATGGCTCGTTACATGAATCTTGGTGCTACGCGCCGCAACAACCAGATTGTTGTGACGGGTATCAAGGTGGACGACGCGTTCGACACGGGCGTTTAAGTTCGGTAGGGGGAGGGCTTCGGCTCTCCCCCTATTTTTATGTAAAGTCTTTGTGTAAAAGGATGGTTGATTATGAGTGAGGCTTGGACTCGTAAAGAGGGTAAGAATCCTGATGGTGGTTTGAATGCTAAGGGTCGCGCTTCGTATACTAAGGGTAATTTGCAGCCTCCTGTGTCTTCTAAAGAGGCTAGTAAGTCTCCTCGTGCTGCTGCTCGGCGTAGGTCTTTTTGTGCGCGTATGAGTGGTATGAAGCGTAAGTTAACTAGCGCTAAGACGGCTAATGATCCGAATAGTCGTATTAATAAGAGTTTGCGAAAGTGGGATTGTTGATGAGTGGTATTTATATTCCGGGGCATGGTGAAATGAGTTGGGATGAGGTTCGTATTGATCGCGCTGTTAAAGAGTATGATGAGAGATTATTTTTTGCGCGGAATGCGGATACGTGGGATTGGTGTATTTATATTAAGATGCCTAGTCCTGAGCCTGCTTATCCTGTGATTGGTTTTGGGTATAATGTTCCTCCTGTTGATCATGTTATGCAGCGTGTTCGTGCTGCTGATACTATGAGGGCGGGTAATAAGATTTATGATGATATTGTGAAGTCTCAGAATGATTATCGTAAGAATTTGGAGTATGAGGCTAGTCAGGCTAGTTCTGCTGCGGCTGAGCCTACGGAGTGGTTGCTTCGTAAGCATGGTAAGTCGCCTATTGTTAAAAGTTTTGCTAAGAAGGGGGTGAGTGCGTAATGGATGTTCAGGATATGATTGACGAGTTGGATTTGTATGGTTTTGATGATATTGATACTAATCAGAAGGTTCTGCTTCTTAATGAGGCGTATTTGGATATTACTACGCGCGAGCCTTGGCCTTTTTTGGAGAAGTTGATTACGGTTACGGTTCCTACGGGCGAGTCTAAGATTACTAATAATGCTAGTGTGTCTACTAATGTGACTGATTTGGCTAGTGTGCTTAGTTTTGTTAATACGACGGATGATGTTATTATGGTGCCTGAGCGTACGGATGTGATTGAAAAGTCGTATCGTTCGTTTGGTACTGATCCTAGTTTGGCTTCTAAGTATTATTTTGTGGGCGAGGATTTGTTTGTGTATCCTGAGGTTCAGGGTTCTACGACGTTTAGGTTGTATTATGTGCAGATTCCTACGGATTTGACGAGTACGACTGTTGCGGCTAATATTCTGCTTCCTAGTCGTCATCATAGTATTATTGTGTTTGGAGCATTGGTTAAGGCGTTTCTTGTTAATGATGATCCACAGTCTGCTGTGTTTCAGAATATGTACGAGTCTCGTTATGCGCAGATGCGGAATGATTTGTGGTTGAATCAGTATGATCGTACTGAGCGGGTTCATGTTATTAGCGAGTCTAGTGATTGGTCTTATTAAGGGGGTGGTTTTGTGTCGTTGACGTATGTTAATCAGATTGGTGCTGATGGGGGTATTGCGCAGTCGGCACCTAATACTGCTATTAGTGAGGCTAATCTTGTTTGGGCGCAGGATGTTTTGTTTGATCGTCCGGGTTTTATTCGTCGTCGTGGTCCTTTTAATGAGAAGACGCTTACTAGTGCTTTAGCCGCTAATGAGATGATTATGGGTATTACGAGTACGCTTGATCCTAATGGTGAGTGGCGTTTGTGTGCGCTTGTTGGTGATGGTAGTGCTTCTCGTTTTGTTTTTATTGATGCTTCTTCTAATATTAATGGTTATTCTTGGTTGCCGTTTAAGCATCCTAATGGTTCGTCTTTGTTTAATAATACTGTTTCGCAGAATGAGGATATTCGTTCTAGTAATCCTATGACTATGTTTGTGGGTCGTCCGGCTCTTAGTGAGGGCGCTTTTCTTAGTGTTTTCTCGTATTATGGTGTTCCTATTTTTTCGGATTCTAGTCAGTATCCTCGTTTCCAGTCTTTGTATTATTGGCGTGGTGGGCATGGTATTGATTGTTATGTTCCGGGTAATGGTTCTACTTCGGGTGCTAGTATTGCGGTTGAGGGTAGTGCTGCTACTTCCCAGTTGTCTAGTACGATTACTATTACGGGCGCGTCTTTGGATGTTGCTACTAATGGTACTCCTCGTGTGACTCCGGGTATGTTTGTTTTTGATGCGGATCCTAGTGTTACTGGTCGGCCTTATCAGGTTATTGGTGTTGTTAAGAGTGTTGATTCTGAGACGGCTCCTACGCAGATTATTCTTGAGAAGAAGCCTATGCTTGCTCATGATTCTAGTGTTTTTACGGGTGCTACGAGTACGGTTAGTGCTTATAATTTTAAGACGCTTCATTTTCGTAATGTGCGTGGTTTTCAGCATTTGCATGGGCGTGGCCTTGTAACGCTTGCTTCTGGTGCGGTTGTTACGAGTGGTCTTGAGGGTACTGATGCTGAGGGGCATTTTGGTTCTGCTAAGTTTAATGAGGGCGAGTGGTACGTGTATCGTAATAGTGATCATTCTATTATTGGTAAGGTTGATCCGGCTGGCGCTCTTAGTAATACGCAGTTTACGCTTACGGGTAGCACTGTTAAGGTTAAGTTGAATAGTGATGAGTATGTTGCTGTTAAGAAGGCTACTATTCTTAGTTCTGATTTGAATACGACTAATGTGTCTGGTTCGCGGTGGGCTATTGAGCCTTCGCCGTATTATCAGACGCGTATTAGTGGTCGTGTTGATGATTCTGCTAGTGGTACTTCGTATGATGCGTCTGCAAGGACGTTTAAGGACGTTCCCGGCGTGTTTACGGCGACGTACGCGGGTTACCAATGGTTTGGGTCGCTTGGACAGCGAGGCTATGAGAATCAAATTGTGTTCTCCTCGTATCATAATCCTGAGGCTGTTGATTTGTCTCCTGACGCTGCGGATAGCATTGTCATTCCGGGTAATAATATTATGCGTGGTCTTGCGACGAGTAGTGCTGGTCTTATTATTTTTATGTCTGATAATACTTATATTCTTCGTGGTAATAATAGGGCTAATTTTAGTCTAGAGATTCTTTATCCTGAGGGTTGTCTTGGTGCTGGTAGTATTGTGGAGATTGGTGGCGGCGTTATGTGGGCTTCTCCGTCGGGTATCCTCTATTTTGATGGTGCTAGTGTCCGTAATCTTACTAATAATCAGTTGGGTACGTATTATTATGATGGTGTGAAGCATTTTGATGCTAATAGTGATCGTATTTACGCTTTTGTTTATAAGAATTACTTGTTTATGCGTTTTTCTAAGTGGGAGTCGGCTTACTCGTTTAAGCAGTACGAGCCTGTGTATGTTAATACGTTTGCTGGTGATACTGAGGGTAGTACCATTACTTATAATAGTGTTGTTTATCCTACTAGTACTTATACTTCTCAGGGTTATACTTGGGATGATATGGTTAATCGTCGCGCAGCGTTGACGTATGATCGTATTATTAATAGTATTCCTTTTGTTACGTTTGGTATTTATTTGCCTACGGGTAGCATTACTACTTTTAGTAATTTTGAGTTTACTGGTGCTGCGTTTGTTGATTCGGTTAATGCTATTTCTACGTCTGATCTTAATTATGATAAGGCTTGGGTTAGTGTTAATGCTCGTAAGACGCGTAATTCGGCGTATAATAGTAATAAGCCTGCTAATCGGGTTACTAGTAGTACGGGTACTGGTACTGTTACGGTGAGTTTTATTCCTAATCGTGATGCTACAACGGGTGTTGTTACTGATGTATGGGCTAATGGTGATTTGGTAGATTTGTTGGATCGTAATGATGATCCGCTTGTGTCTAGTGTTATTATTGGTTCGCTTAGTTTGCCGGGTTCTGGTACGCCTTTGAATACTCCGGCTACGTTTACGTACTCGGGTAATGCTACTAGTGGTGTTGTTGCTTTGCATAAGCCAGAGTTTAAGACTAATAATCAGGGCTTGTTTACTGGGTTAGATCAGATGCTTGATCTTGTTACGAATGATTATGATGATTATATTAGTTTGGCGACTCGTTATCCGGGTCCGAATATGTATTTTCAAACTAAGATTTATACTGTGGGTGATCCGGTTATTAAGAAGTGGTTCCAGCGCCTTATGGTTAATATGCTTATTAAGGGTGGCGCTGTTCGTATTGATATGCTTGATTATGAGAATAATGATTATATTACTACTCAGGTTAAGCAGCGTAATTGGATGCTTCTTCCAGAAGTATTGTATACTTGGAGTAAGGCTCAGGATTCTTTGTTTTCTGAGATTACTAATAAGGGTAATTCGCTTAATGCGGATGGTTTTATTGGTGTTACGTGGTCTGATGTTGAGGCGTATGCTACTAGTGGTGGTGGTAATATTTCTTGGGATGATATTTTCTTTCCTGCGTTTGAGCGTCGTAATAAGCGTTTTAGTCTTCGTACGAATGCGCTTGGTTACCAGTTTTACCAGTTGAATCGTTGGAAGCCTGCGGAGTCTTCTACGGCTGCTATTCTTAAGCCGCAGCGTGTGGAGACGGATGCTTGGAGTATTGGTTTTAAGACGCTGCGTAGTGGTAGGCAATAATTATGCTTGGTATGCCTACTTTTGATTTTACGAGTGAGCGTGGTAAGCAAGAGTTTCAGAAGTGGGTTACTTTTTCTATTAAGAATGAGATTAATTCTTATGCTCGTCAGGTGCTTAGTATTGATAATACTGGTGTGTCTGGTGGTGGGGGTGCTCCTTCTGGGCCTGCTGGTGGTGTTTTGTCGGGTAATTATCCTGATCCTTCGTTTGCTGTTGATATGGCTACGCAGACAGAGTTGGATAATCATGCTTCGGATACTACTAGTGTTCATGGTATTGCGGATACGAGCCTGCTTCTTACTACTGCGGATCTTACAGGGGTTGTTTATCAGAACACTCCTTACTTAGATTTTAATATTGTTACTCCCGGCGTTGTTGCAGAGGGACAATTAGCGTGGAATGATACTGCTGGAACCATAGAGTTTGGGCTTAAGGACGGTAATGTTACGATGCCTATTGGTACTCGTAGCGTTGCTAGAGTTAAACACGCTGATAATAGTGGACTTACCAAGGGTAAAGTTGTTTATATTGTAGGTTCTAGTGGTACTAATAAGACTGTTCGTTACGCGCTTGCTACTTCGGATGCTACGTCTGCTCGTACTTTTGGTGTAGTATCTGAAACTGTTAGTGGTGGTGCTAAGGGTTTTATTACTACTCAGGGTCTTATTGAGAATATTAATACTATTAGTCTTACTGAGGGCGCTGCTATTTGGGTGTCTCCTACTACTGCTGGAGAGTTAACTACTACTAAGCCGGTTGCTCCTGATCATCTTGTACTTGTTGGCTGGTGTATTCGCAGTCACGCTACTACTGGCGTTATTTTTGTTCATGTTGTTAATGGTTTCGAGTTAGACGAGTTACATGATGTACAGATTATTAGTGCTACAAATAATCAGGTTATTCAGTACGAGTCTGCTACTAGTTTGTGGAAAAATAAGACGCTTACTATTCCTACTCCTGTTACTGTTAGTGATACGCCTCCGGCTAGTCCTAGTAGTAATGATTTGTGGTATAATTCGTCTAATGGTAAGACTTATATTTATTATGATTCTTTCTGGGTTGAGGTTGGTAATACTGGTGCTGTTGATCTTACTGCTGATATGGTTATTCCTGCTGGTATGATTATGCCTACGGCTGGTAGTGTTGAGCCTAGTGGTTGGTTGTATTGTTATGGTCAGAATCTTAGTCGTACTACTTATGCTCGTTTGTTTACGGCGGTTGGTACGACGTATGGTGTTGGTGATGGTTCTACTACTTTTGGTATGCCGGATCTTCGTGGTCGTACTATTGCTGGTAGGGATAATATGGGGGGTACTACGGCTAGCCGTATTACTAGTGGTGGCGCTGGTATTGTTGGTACTACGCTTGGTGCTGCTGGAGGTACACAAACGCATACACTAGATACCACACAAATTCCTAGCCATAATCATGGAGGAGCCACAGGAAACGATAGTCCTGATCATAGCCACTCTACTAACCAAACCGCTCTTGGAGAAACGTCTGGTATGTATCATCGTACTGGTAACTTTACTTTTGGCTCTGGTGATACTGGTGGTGGTGGCGGGGCTGGCTCTAATCTTAAAGCAGTACCTAGCGGTGGTGCTAGCGCAAGGCACACACATAGTGTTACGGCGCAAGGTGGCGGACTTGCGCATTTAAATACTCAGCCTACAATTATTTTAAATTATTTAATTAAAACGTAAGGAGTGTTAATGAACCCTATTTTAATTTCATTTAAAAATCCTTTTTATGATGAAGAGGTCAAGGATATTCCTATGTTTTTAAATGTTGCATTACACATGGACGGTAATGATAAAAGAATGCTTATTTCTGGGACTGCTACAATAGAGTTAAATGCCGATAATACTATTAAAGAAACTAATTAAAAGGTAAGGAGGTAGCATGGCAATAGACTTTCCCAATAGTCCTACCTCCGGTCAACGTTTTGCTAGTGGTGGAGTAACATGGACGTATGATGGTTCTAAGTGGAACCTTACGGGTTCTACTACAGCGTTCGCTCCGGTCGGTACTATTATTTCTTATACTGGTACTTATCCTCCTAATGGTTGGCTTAAGGCTGATGGGGCTAGTGTGCTGCGTAGTTCTTATCCTACCTTGTTTGGTCTTATTGGTGTTTCGTTTGGTCCGGGTAGTGTGCCGGGTACAACGTTTGCACTTCCTGATTATCGTGGTACTACGGGTATTTTTATTATTCGTGTTACGGATGATAGTGTTGCGTTGACTACTTCGGCTAGTCTTATTGGTGTGCCTGTTGGTTCTTTACAATTGTTTGCTATGACTAGTGTTCCTACTGGTTGGGTTCGTGCTGATGGTCAGGCGCTTAGTCGTACTGCTTATGCTGATTTGTTTGCTAGTATTGGTACTACTTATGGTAGTGGTGATGGTTCTACTACGTTTAATGTTCCTAATATTAGTGGTAGTGGTGCTGGTTCGCCTTTGTATTATATTAAGAGTGTTCTTAGTGGTGATGTGCAGCCTAGTACTGTTGCTCATGCGTCTAGTCATATTCGTGGTGGTTCGGATATTATTGATGCTGATCGTGCTCAGGTTGATTTTATTCCTACCCGTTATACGCGAGACTCTAGTCCAGCAGAGGCAGGAACAGTTACAGATCTTACGGCACATCTTAAGGGAATTGATACGCTTGTTGGGCAAGGGCATATTGTCTGTACTTCTTCTACTCGTCCTACTAGTCCTTCAACAGGTACTATGATTTATGAAACTGATACTGGTTTTATTGTTATTTATAATGGTAGTGGTTGGATTCGAATGATGAGCCCTGCCAGTCCGCCGGGAATGATACTTATTAATCCTACAAGCGTTACTAACGCTACTAATACTAGTGGTGCTATTACGTTTTCTAATGTTGCTAGTTTTAGCGTTAATGGTGTTTTTTCTTCTGCTTATACTAATTATAAATTAATTGGTAGTATTGCTAATCCTGCCGGTGTCCCTCAAAATGCTGTTATTAGATTACGCGCTTCTGGTACTGATAATACTTCTGCTGTTTATACAAAAATTCAACAGTATAGTTATCCTACTTCTGGTCCTTCTAGAGACGCATATAATAATTTAACTTATGCTGGTTTTTGTTCTATGAGTAGTACTCAAAATGCTTTTAGTGGGGATATTATGACTCCTTATGCCACTATGCCAACATACGGTTTATTTTTGGGAACTTTTATTGGATCTTCTACAAGTATTGAGGCTGGTACCTTTCAATGGACGCATAATGCAAACTCATCGTTTGATGGTTTTACTATTGGCGGTCCGGGCGCGGGAGGTAGTAATAATGTTAGTGGTTGGCTACGAGTATATGCTTATAGAGATTCTATTTAAAGGAGGTGTTGTATGCCATTATTTGGTAGTGGTCACGAAATAGTAACTAGTGCAACTCGTCCTAGTGTGCCTACTGATGGGCAAATTATTTATGAAACAGATACTAAACGAGTATTAGTATACAATGGTACTAGTTGGGTTATTGTAGATAATCTTAGTCTCACTTATACACCTACTTTTTGGGTTAGAAAATTATCTTCAATGACTGGTGCAGGTACGGTTGTTTTTGATAATACTGTTGAAAATATAGGCACACATTATTCTACTTCTACTGGCTTATTTACTGTTCCCGTTGCGGGTTTATACACATTTACTTGTCAAACTATTGCAACTACTGTAGGAAGTTATTGGTGTTTTAGAATAAATGGAACTAATTATGTTGGTCCAACACCATATAAAGATGTGGCTGGTTATTCAAGTTTAAGTGCAAGTATTAATATTAATTTATCTGTAGGAAATACAGTGGGTATTTATAATATTTCAGGGCAATTCTATGGTGATGGTGGTAATATTCATAATAATTTTTCAGGAAGTTTAATTTCTTATCGTTAATAAAGGAGGTGTTTAATGGCAACAACAAACTTTACATTCACAACCTTCACAGGAAGTGAAACAGCCGGATGGAACAGTATCAACACTGTTATTAACAGCATTGATGCACAATTATACGCTAAGGCTAGTGGTATTGCTAGTGGTGGTTCGTCGGGTCAAGTATTGACTTGGAGTGGTACTAGTTGGGTTGCGGGTACTGTTGGGGCTAGTGGTATTGATAATAATGCTGTTGCTCTTGGTACTAAGACTACGGGTGATTATGTTGCTAGTGTTGCGGCGGCTGGTAGTGGTGAGGTTGTGGTTACTGGTAGTGGCGAGTCTGCTGCGGTTACGGTTCGTTTGGCGGATAATACTGCTCTTCGTGGTGCTGCTACGGTTGCTACGCCGCCTACTTATACGGCTGCTTCTACGGGTACTGTTGGTCGTATTCCTGATGCTAGGTATGTTACTGATGCTTTGTCTTATGCTACGAGTGGTGGTGTTACTCTTAGTGGTGATGTGACTGGTGCTACTAATGCTAATAGTATTGGTACTGGTGCTGTGACTAATACTAAGATTGATGATGTTGCTGTTACGAATACTAAGATTCTTTATAATGCGGTTACGAATGATAAGATTCTGCCTCAGACTTTAACGTTGGATCGTTTTGCTCCTAGTGTTGGTAGGTATACGCCGCTCTCTATTACTACTTCTGGTGATATTACTGTTGATTATCTTTCTTCTAGTACTAATGGTACTATTAGTGTTACGGGAACTAGTCCTAGTATTTATGAGACTCTTCCCGGTGTTAGTAATCGGTTTATGACTATTAATCATGCGTCTACGCCTATTGTATTGTCTCTTCCTAATACTCTTGGTGTTACTGGTGATGTTATTACGCTTTGCCAGACTGGTGCTGCGAGTGTTACGATTACTCCTAAGAGTGGTGCTACTGCTACTATTAATGGTTCTACTAGTAATACTTATCTTATTGGTGGACAGTATGCTATTGTTACTCTTATTTGTCTTTCTAATTCTGGTTCTAATGGTACTTGGGTTATTACTGGAGAGTATACTTAATGCAAACTATTTTGTCGGGTAAAAAAGATAAGAAGTTGTATGCGGCTAATTTGACTGCAACAGGAGCATTGCATCCCACTGTTATGCGCGTAAATAGTTATTATGATAATTATTTTTCTTCTCCACAGAGTCCTTTTCTTGCTTCTCCAAATGGCAAATACTTTTTTTGTAGAAATTATACTAATGTTTATAATAATCAATCTAATTTTATTATTGTTCCAACTTCTTCTGATTGGTTATACAGTACTGATTATGGTAAAACTTTTACAGCAATTACTTTAACAGGAACCGGACAATTAAATCCTAGTAGTACTACTGGTGCAGCGTATCCGGGAACTTATAATAGTAATATTAGTAATACAGGCATGTTATATTATTCTTATACTACTTATAATGGTAGCGGAACATTGCAAAGGTTGGATTTAAATACTAATACAACAACTAGTATGGGTACTTTTACTGCTGGAGGAACTAACAATGGCGAATTAGGTTCAAGTGTTAGCGCAGATGGTACTACTATTTTTGTTACTATTTATGCGGCTAGTAATAGTGCTTTAAATTCTGTTAAATATTGGATATCTACTAATAGTGGTGGTTCGTTTACTGAGTACAGTATTACTGGTTTTACTAATGCTCAAAGTATTCCAAATAGTGTTTTAATTAGCGAAAATGGTCAAAATATTTTTTGGCTTAATAGAGTTGGAGCAAGTGGTGGGGGATATTTTTGGAGATACTCTACTAATTATGGTACTACTTTTTCAATTGCTACTGGATTACCAACTAATATTGATCTTTATGGGTCTAATAGTATGAGTGGTAAATGTATTACTCTTACCGATTATTCAAATAATATTTATTATTCGGATAATTATGGCGCTTCTTTTACTACTCAAAGTCTTACTGATTTTCCTTTAGGTTCTAATGGAGGTAGTAGAAGGGTTTTTTATGGTCCTTATAGCGGATGGGTCAAGCCATATCAAACATATAATAGGCAAGACACTACAATTGGTGCATATATGGATTATAATAATTTTAATGTCTATAACTATGCTGGCTCTACTAGTAATAGAACTATGTTTAAACAATCTTTTAAACAAAACAACTATGGTAATACAAATATTTTTTCTAGTTTATCTGCTGGTCAGTGCGCTTTTGCCGCGGCAGGACAAACAAATTATTGTTATGTTGCAGAATTTTTGTATAATCGTGCTAACACAAGCAGTTTATTTTCTGGTACGTTTAATTTATATCGTAAATATTTACGTTAGGAGGTGAGTAATGGCTTTTATTACAGATAGTGTACGCGCACAAAACGCGTTCAACACAGCCTTAGATCAGGCTAAAACAACTACAAGAGACTTATTCTCCTCTTTTGGTTTAACTAAACAGGATCCTCAGACTGGTTCTTGGAGTAGTAGTATTCCCGGTCAGGAGTATGCTCCTAGTAATATGGTTAGTTTTAATCAGGAAACGGGTACGGCTACGATTAATCAGACGGCGTTGGATGCGGCGCGTAGTGGCGAGTTTGGTACTTCGTTTGGTTATAATCGTATGAGTCAGGCTATGGGTCAGGGTGCTTCTCGTGAGGCTCAGGCTGCTGCTGATGTTCGTGGTCGCGGGTTGGGTGGTGGTGGTCTTGGTCGTCAGGCTAGGGCTGCTGCGGAGTCTCAGCAGGCTGTTGAGCAGACTGGTGTTGTTTCGGATTTGTTGTCTAGTCTTGGTCAGACGTATGCTGGTACTGCGGAGAAGTTTGGTGATTGGATGGGTAGTCGTGTTGAGGGTGCTGGTGCTGTTGGGCAGAGTGTTGCTGAGACTAATGCTTCTAATCCTTATTCGGCTCCCGCTGCTGCTCCGGTGGCTCCTGTTGCGGAGACTGGTGGTTATAGTAAGATTGGTACTCCGGGTGGTAATGCGCCTAGGCAGCCTAAGGGTGGTCAGTTGTATACTGGTCCGGGCGGCGTTAGTTGGCAGTATCGTATTAATGGTCCGTCGGGTAAGGGTTGGTATAAGAAATGATTGGGGGTACGTATTATGGCTAGTCCGAAGGCTGGTAAGGGTGGTAAGGGCGGTAAGGGCGGCAAGGGTGGTCTTGCGGCTTCTTTAAAGGCGCTTGGAATTAAGAATGTTACTCCTGAACTAATTCGTGCTGCTCAGGATTTGACGGGCACTAGTGGTGTTATTGAGTCGCTTAAGAAGCCTAGTGGTGCTGAACAGTATTATGGTAATGCTGTTGGTCGTTTGAAGTCGGATGCTGATATTGCGGCTGAGTCTGCGGGGGCGTTTGATCGTACTCGTAAGATTGCGCAGGATATGGCTATTAGTGTTCCTGAGGTTGTTTCGGGTTTTACTAGTGCTTTGGGTGGTTTGACTGGTGATTTGGGTGCGTTTTCTGGTGGTGATTCTCGTGCTTTGGGTGGTTTGACTAGTGCTGGTGAGTCTGTTGCTGGTGCTGTGACTAGTGCTGGTAGGTCTGCTCAGGGTGTGTCTGCTAGTGTGGCTGATTTGATTGCTGCTAATGCTGATTTGTATAGTGCTCAGTCGCGTACTAATCGGGATTCTAAGCGTGAGGAGTTGTTGTTGGCTAAGCGTAATGCTGAGGATACTCGTAAGAATGCGCTTATTACTGCTCGTTCTGGTGCTAAGACTGGTTTGTTGTCTAATTTGTCTACTTTGTTGGGGCTTGTTCCGTCTGGTGGCGGTGGGGGTTATGGTTCTGGCGGTGGTTCTGGCGGTGGCGGTGGTGGTTCTGGCGATCTTACGCAGGGCGTTGAGTGGACTCCGGCTATGCTGAATACTAGGGATCAGGGTATTCGTATGGAAGGTATGATGGGCGGTATGGGCGCTAGTGGTACTACCGTAAAGCCTGCTTCTGATGTTACGGGAACGGGTTCTATAAGTTATAGTAATTCTGGTGCAAACGCTGGTCCTCCGAGTAGTGGGTTCCGGCGTGCTCCGGGTTACGGGTCTACGTATGGTCCGGGCACTCCTTATAAAACTTTAAGTGATTATAATAAGGCTATTAAGAATGAAAAGACTAATCAAATCTTTTCTAGCGGTAAATTTGGTCAGTATAGCAGTCAAAAATAAAAGGAAGTTTAATGGCTACGGTTTATGATCCGAAAACTAAGCGTTATGTTGATCAGGGGTCTGCAAAGACGCGCCCTAAAAAGAATTATGATTTTAGTCTTTCTATTGAAGATTTTAATAAGAAGTATAATACTGTTAGGTATACTCCTGACGAGTTTAAGGCGCTTGGACAGCGTGGTTATGTAGGCTCGTTTGGTAGTGGTAATCTAGGTTTTAAGGCTCCCGCTTATCAGATTAAGCAGGCTCTTAAGGATGTGCGTTCGGGTAAAACTCCTTCGCATTTTACGCTGCCTGCTAATTATTCTGGTTCTAATCTTGTTGATTTGGCTCAGACGCCTAATCCTACTGCTGGTGAGATGGGTGCTTGGTATAATCGGGCTAAGGATTTTAATCTTAACGATTATATTAAGCAGTATGGTCATGCGCCGTCTGAGGATAGTGTTTATTATCAGATTTATAAGCCTGCTGAGGGTATTGCTTCTGGTTTGACTGATATGCGTGATGATGCTGTTGAGGTTTATGGTGTTGAGCGTGATCAGGCTGATAGGTATGCTCTTATTCGTTTGGCTAAGGCTACTAATGATCCTAATATTCGTGCTTTGTCTGAGACGCTTCCTACGGCTAGTGCTTTTACGAGTAGTCAGCGTAAGAAGGCTACTCAGGTTCTTCGTGATTTTGGTTTGACTGGTGGTGGCGCTGCTACTGTTCCGTTTGATCTTGGTTCTAAGTATATGCTTCCTGCTAGTGATCCGTCGGGTTCTTCTACTAATTCGACTGGTACTACTATTGCTGATGCTAATCCTGAGGGTGAGAAGAGTGTTGCTAGTAAGATTTTCTCTTATAGTGTGTTGGGGCAACTTGCTGAGAGTGAGACGTTAAAGGATCTTGTTACTAATCCTGAGGGTCCGCTTGCGCCTACTAAGGCTGCTGATGTTAATCCGATTAGTTTTATGGGTAATCTTGTTAAGGGTGCTGCTCGTGCTGGCTTAGGGTTTCCTATGGGTGTGGCAGAGATGGTGGCTAATCCTATTGAAACTACTAAGAGTATTCTTAAGGATTACGAGTATCGTTATGGTTCGTTGTGGGGTAATGAGGATTCTCAGTTTATTGCTTCTATGTTAGAGGATCCTCTTGCTCCGTTGATGGATGTCCTTAGTGCGGTTCCTATTGTGGGCGCGGGTGTTAAGGCTGCTCAGGTTGGTAAGATTGCTGCTACGACTACTAAGGGTGTTCGTCCGGCTGCTGGTGATATTAATGCTGAGGCGGTTGCTAGGGCTGTTACGATTGTTGAAGAGGCTGAGAAGGCTACTGGTCCGTGGGCTACTAAGGGTGCTGGGGTTGCGGAGGCGCGAGAAACCATTGGGCAGGCTGCGGAGGGTATCATTCGTGCTGCGCCGGATACTACTGAGCGTGTTACTAGGCAGGGACTAAGCGCTTACGAGTTTGCTCGTATTCAGAGGGCTGCGCTTAATAATGATGTTCGTGCAGAGTTGGCTATGGGCGAGTATGGTTCTAATGGTTATATGGGTATTAATAGTGGTTATGCTCCTACGTTTATTGATAAGGCTGCGGCTTATTTTGAGCCTCGTTGGAGTTATTATACGACGGCTGATGTGCTTCCTGATAGTCCTGATCCTGCTGCTGTTCGTTCTTTTAATAAGCAGATTCGTGATGCGGATAATGTTACTGGTAATGAGACTATTGAGGGTTTTGCTCCTATTCGTTTTGCGGGTAGTCCTTTGGCTCGTGCTGCTCAGAGTGTTCTTTTTTCTTCGCAGAAGGCTGTTGCTCGGCGTAGTTTGGATGGGTCTGGTAATGCGGGTGTTCAGAAGATTGCGGGAACTATTGCTAATTTGCCTTTGACTGGTTTTAATTATAGGTATGCTAAGGCGCTTCAGTCGGATGTTAATTCTGTTGGTACGCTTATTCAAAGAGAGTTTCTTAATCATCGTATGTTTGAAGAGTTGATTGATGTTAAGGGGAATCATAAGGCTGGTGCTTTGAGTGATGCTGAGCAGTTGGCTATTATGAGTCAGGTTAGTGGTAAGATTTATTCTCCTCAGATGCTTCGTAGTATTGTTCTTCGTCGTCTTGATTTGGATGAGAAGAATCCGGGGCTTCTTAGTGAGGATTCTCGTGCCTTGTTGGAGCAGCGTTTGGCTGAGTATGAGTCGGACGAGTTTATTAATGCTTATATTAAGGCTACGCGTGAGATGTTAGAGCCGGGTGCTGAGGGTGCTCGTACTCCGCGTGGTCAGCGTCTTGCTGAGGCTCGTGATCATTTTAAGCGTAAGCATGATTTGATTCATCATGAGGCTGGTATTGAGTTGTCTGCTTTGGACGTTGAGGCTCAGGCGCGTATTTATGCTCCTGTTATTAATGCTTTGCGTTTGGAGCCTGAGACTATTCTTACTGAGATTAATGACGTTACGCGGGGTAGTAAAACTCCTGCTGTAAGGCGTGTTGCTAAGTTAAATCCTAATAAGGATTTGTTTGAGATTATGCGAGTGTTTGATATGCCTGCTAGTAGTGCTGGTACTACGCTTTTGACGCGTATTAATAATGGTGACTTTGATGATGTTTCGGTTAAGGTTTTTGGCGAGGCTGATCGTCCGCTTACTCGTGCTGAGCAGAAGGCTGAGTATGCTCGTTTGCAGGAGGAGTTTGAGGTTGCTCGCGAAGAGTTGGCTTCTGAACCCGCGTTTCGTAGTGGTGGCGGCGCTCCGTTTATGGTTGTTGAGAGCGTTGAAAAGACTCCTTTTGGTACGTGGGTTGCTAAGGTTAAGGTTGCTAAGGTTAGTGGTAGGTACGATGCTCCGGGCGCACCTGCTGAGCGTTCTCCGATTTTTTCTGGGGAAGAGATTTCTCTTCCGTTAGAGGTTTTTCTGCGCGGAAAGGGTAAGACTAAGGACGGTGCTCCTAGGTTACAGTATTATCAGATTAAGAAGAAGGATAAGGATACTGGGTTATACATTCCCGATGAAGAGTTTTATGAGCATTTGCAGCGTGGCGCTGTTAATTATGCTATGAAGCAGTTCCCTGATGCTCGTGATTTTTCTGATAAGATTGGTGTTGAGAACTTTAAGGGTAGGGAGCAGTTTGAGCAGAAGCAGAATGAGGGTACTGTTGTTGCTAGTGGTTTTCTTGATTATCATTTAGAGACTCAGTTTGCGGCGCATCGTAGTGCTGTTAATAATCGTTTTAATAGGGATATTCAGCAGACTGTTCAGAATGCTGCTATTCCTGTTACGTTGGCTTCTTTTAGTGCTGTTAAGGATCAGTATGTTGCGTTGCGGACGGCTAAGGTTCATGCTACAAAGGCTGAGGCTGATAATTATGCGGCTAATTATAGTTCTAGTGGTTATAGTGAGCCGGGTCGTGTTGATGAGGTTACTATTAATGGTGAGACGCGTTTTGTTACTACTATGAAGTTTGTTGATGCGAGTAAGGAGGCTATTAAAGAGACTCGTTTGAAGCAGACTATGAAGGCGGAGGAGTGGCAGCAGAAACTTGTTAAGCCTTTGGAAGAGTTAGATTTTAATAGTCCTGATGATATTGTTATGGTTGTCCCTAAGCGTTTAATGAATGATCTTACTAAGTCTTATGAGCGTAGTACTGCGCTTAGTGCACAGATTTTTTCTGGTGCTACTGACTTGTTTAAGTTGGCTGCTTTGTCGTTGAATCCTCGTTTTGTTTCTCAGCAGGTGTTTGGTGGTGCTGTGATGATGATGTTGGCGGAGCCTATGCAGGCTGGTCATATTATGTCCGCGTTTATGCAGTATGGTTATCGTAATATGTCTCGTTATGCTAAGCGTAAGGGTGGACGGGATATTGATGATGCGTTTATTAATCATAAGGATGATTACGATATTTTTATGAATAAGTTTATTCGCGATTTTGAGGATAATATTTATATGCAGGATGCGCAGGATTCTTTTCTTACTAAGTTTGGTCAGGGCGGTAGTGCTGTTGGTAAGAAGGCTGCTAGTGCGCTTAATATTGGGTATACGTTGTCTTTTGCGTTGGAGAAGAATCTTCGTGTGGCGATTATGCGTAGTGCTGCGATGAATTTTCCGGGTTTTAAAGACTTTTTAGATTCGGATGCTGTGGCTATTCGTGCTGCTCAGGGTATGCCCGAGTTGGGTTATGCTGAGATTAGTAAGTTTAATGCTGCGGTTGATTTGCTTAGTGATACTTCTAGTCCGTATCGTAATGATATGTTTCTTAGGGAGATTAGGCATACGGCGGATACTGTGTCTGGTAATTATCGTGATTTTACTAAGGCGGAGCGAGCGGTTCGTAATACGCTTATTCCGTTTTATGCGTGGACTAGGCATTCGGCTATGTTTACTAAGCGGCTTGTTCAGGATCGTCCGTTGACGGCTAATTCTGTTTATAATGTTGGTAATTATGGTTATGAGCAGATTTTTGAGCGGGGTGGTATGCCTGAGTGGTTGTTGGAGTCTGTTCCGATGCCTGATTTTGTGGAGAATATTCTCGGGTTGGATCCTGAGCGTGATAATCGTATTGGGTTTGGTAGTATTAATCCGTTTGGTACTACTGCTAAGTCGATTACTACGCTGGCTAATATTGCTATTGGTGATGGGTTGGCTAGTCCTAATAGTGCTTTTGATTTTACTAATCCGTTTATTAATCTTGCTGTTGAGCAGCAGACTGGTAAGAGTCTTCTTACTGGTGCTCCGTTGCCTACGGCTGGTAAGGGTATTTTTCCGGGTTCTGCTCAGATGCTTGGTGGTTTGCCTTTGGGTAAACTTATTCTTAATTCGTATAAGAGTAGTAATCAGTTGAATGAGTTGCGGGGTCGTTCGAATCCTTTGGATGTGTTTAAGGATCCTGATGATCCAGAGTCTAAGTTGCGTGTTCCGGAGGATAAACTTAATTATAAGTTTCCTACGTTTACTCCGGCTGGTTTGTGGAATGCTTTTGCGCCTTCGACTGCGTATAGTCTTGATCGTAAGCAGTTGGGTGAGGCTATTGATCGCGAGTTTGAGGCTCGTGGTATTGAGTATAAGCAGAATGAGATGGATCGTACTAAGGGCGCTTGGAAGACGATTGGTAGTTTGTCTAAGTGGATGGCTACTCGTGATTATATTAATAATGTTTGGTTGCCTGAGTTTGGTCAGCAGGATCCGGCTTTGACGGCTCGTGTTTTACAGCAGATGCAGGCAGAGTTTCCGGATATTCCTGATACGTTTCCGCGTAGTATGGTTAATGATGTTTTAACTGGGCGTTTGACTATTCCTGAGGCTGCTAATACTATTGTTGGTACGGATACTTCTAAGCCTATTACTCGTGCTCCTAGGGTTGAGGTTGTTAATCCTGATCCTGTTGAGGTTAGTCGTATGGGTTCGGATCCGAATAATGTTTCGTATGAGGCTCCGGCGGGTACGGTTAATAAGCGTAAGGATATTAGTGTTGATAGTCAGGGTTATTTGAAGGTTAATAATCGTGTTGCTGTTGATGCTAGGGGTAAGCGTGTTCGTTATCTTGTGGATGAGAATGGTCGTCTTGTTTTTGATGAGAATAATCTTCCTATTCTAGTTTCGGATGATGATGCTAAGGATTCTGCTTTTTGGGATTCTTTTAATCCTAATAATACTACGAAGCCTAGGGATACTTATTTGGAGCCTTGGACTATTGGTCGCGATGATTGGGCTGATGGTGGTAGTATTAAGCCTAGAGGGGTGGAGGTGTAGTGTGTCGTGAATAATGATAGTATTGATGTTATTATGATTAAACTTGAGCATATGGAGGGTCTTATTTCTCAGATTCATGAGGAGGTTAAGCGTACTAATGGTCGTGTTACTGCGTTGGAGATGGATAATGCTAAGTGGGATGGTGTTGCGGAGGGTAAGCGTATGCAGACTGTGATTGCGACGAGTGTTATTAGTGGTGGCATTCTTGCTGCTGTTGTTTGGTTTGTTACTCAGGCTATTTAAAGGAGATTATTATGACTGATAAGAAGAAGAAGTTGGCTAAGTATAAGATGTCTAACAATAAGAAGGGTGGGTCTAGTATGATTAAGCCTATTGGTTCTGTTGTTTTGAGTCCTGATCAGCAGGAGAAGACGATGACGATGGGTAAGCAGCCTATTAAGGTTTACCCGTGAACTGGCGGCAGGTAATTACCCGTGCGGTGCTTACGTTTTTGCAGGCGTTTCTTGCTGTGATTATTGTTACTGGTGTTGAGAATCTTGGTTCGTGGGATTCGTTGAAGCCTGCTGTGGTTGCTGCGGTTGCTGCTTTGTTGTCGTTTGCTTATAATATTGTTAAAGAATTGTCTGCGAAGGCTGGTGTGTAGTTATGGCTACTGAGTTTAGTGGGCGGGGTGGTGATAGGTCGTATTCTGGGTTGGTTAAGTCTTTTGGTCGTGTTGGTGGTCCGGGGTATATTCCTTTTGCGGGTGCTAGTGAGGCTGCTCCTGCTAAGGCTCCTAACACTCCTCGTATTCGCGAGAAGGCTGCTAAGGCTGTAGAGGGCAAGGTTAAGCCTCGTACGTATAAGGGTGTTAGTGGTCCAGTTACAGTTACTTATCGAAAGCCTGAGGTGCCTAGCGGTACTAGGGCTGCTCGTTTGAGGACTCGTCCGCTTTCTTGGCGTGGTCTTAGCGCTGAACATTCGGAGGCGGCGGATCGTTCTGCTAAGAGTACGTCTACTGTTATGCACGAGGAGATGAAGGATGATACTCCTATGCGGCGTGATAAGGGTGGTAAACTTGTAAGCCGTGCGTATACCGATTTTGATAATGCGGATGATACGTATGAGGATCAGCGCACTAATAAAGGTCGTTTAAAGGATGCTGAGTATGGTCTGTCTAAGGAGAAGAAGGATACTGAGTCTGGTAAGATGGCTAGGTCTATTCTTAGGCAGGATCGACCTAGGCGTTATTTGGAGTCTGCGGGGCGTGTTGGTGGTCCTTGGGCGCGTAAGGGTGCGGGTATTCCAGAGTTAGGTAAGGCTTTTAACGCTGAGGAGGCTGTTCAGGGTGAGGTTTGGAAGGCTCGTGGGCAGCGTTCTAAGAAGAAGAAGTTGGATTTGGCGCGTGAGGCTAGTCGGCAGAAGGCGGTTGGTATTAAATCTCCAGTTGTTACTAAGCCGGAAGTTGAGGCGCGTACTAAGCGTGTTGCGCGTATTCAGCGTGGTATGCCGGGTACGCCTCGTGGGGGCGCTAAGAGCGTTCTAGGCTTTTTTGCAGAGCCTATAGTGGCTGCTGGTGTGGGCGCGGTGAGAGCCGCAGTAGATCCTAAGGTTAGTGTTGGAGAAGCGTTTGATTGGTGGAAGAAGAAGTATACTTCGGATCCACTTAAGAAGACGTATGGTGAGAGTAGAACGTTTTAGATAAAAAAAATAGGGAGACTATCTAGCATTATGCCGGATAGTCTCCCTTTTTTATTTCATATGATCATTAGTGTAACAATCCCAAGCGAGCCAAGGATTGCCATAATTCTTTTTTACCCACATTGCTAGGCGATGCGCTGCCCATAATTGTTCTTTGATACTAGCATGATGCATACTATCAGGCTGACCCTTGCGTTTGAAGTCATCCCAGTTCTGGTTAGTCATTCCCATGCCGCCAGCAAAACTATAATTATAATTCTGTTTCCAAGCAATGCCCATCCAGCCTTTGCCGGGTTGTTCGCATTGTCCTATTTTTACTAGCATTCTTCAAGTTGGAGGGTATTCTGGTGCCATTCTAGGCATAGGGATTAGTAAAGAGGCGGCTACAATAACAGCGCTAAGAGTTGCCAATGTTCACTACCTCGCAACCATCGGCAGTACACGCTAGTGTCTGACTAGAATCAGTATTGTCTTCCAACTCGTACTCACTAAGTTTCTCCCACTGAATACTAGTAGGACTAGCAGCAGTCAGAGCCTCGTACTCTTCCTTAGTGATCTCCTCATAGGGTGCTTGGCGATAAGAATGATCAGACTTGGGCAGGAATGAGATACCAGAGACACTATCAAAGTTCTCGTATACCCAAGC